CATTATCAGCCACATTAGTTCCTACAGCAGGACAAGCACTAATGTACAATGGTTCTGTTTGGACTGCATCCGCTGCATTGTTTGCATACACTTATGGTAGTAGTGCTCCCACGGGTGGGTCCGATGGTGACATATATTTACAAACAGATGTAGTAGCTTTACAAATTCCATCTGTATCTGCAACTAATTTGTCTGCCACTAATGGCGATTTAAGTTCTATAAAACTTACAGACTATTCGGAAAGTAAATCGTCTCCGACAATATCAGCTAGTGCTCTTACGCTCAACTTAAATAACTCTCAAGTATTCACAGTGGCTTTAAACTCTAACATTAGCACATTAACCATTAGTAATGTTGAATCAAGAGCTAACACAGCTCAAGGATTTACATTAATTCTAACCGCTGATGGCACAGCTAGAACGATTACTTGGCCTGCATCTATAAAATGGCCTAGTGGTACAGGACCAACTTTAACTAGCACTAATAACAAAGTAGACATCTTAAGTTTCCTAACTCCTGATAATGGAACTACTTGGTACGGATTTGTTGGAGGTCAAAACTTCTAATGTTTGGTGGAATGGCAAATGTAAGTGATGGTAATGCTACTTTGGATACATTTAATATGAGTGCATAATATAAAGGAATAAACTCTATATAATATAAAGGATTAAATTATGGCAGATAATATTGGATATACACCGGGAACAGGAGCCACAGTCGCAGCAGATGAGATTGGTGGTGTACTGTACCAAAGAATGAAGATCGGAATAGGTGCGGATGGAACAGCTACTGATTTATCCACATCTAACCCCATGCCAGCAACCCTAACCGCTCCTATAGCAGTTAGTTCTACTACAGGAACGGTAACTACACAAGAAACAGGAGAGCTTGTAGAGGCAATAGAAGCTCTTCGGATGGCTGTCCAATCTTTAAATAGAACTGTTGGACAAGTTCTACCTGATACTACAGGTAGAATGAGAGTTAACATTGAAACGGGATCCAATGTGGCAATAACTTCATTACCAACTTTGAGCACAGTAACCACCGTGGGTACTGTAACAACTGTAGCCACAACAACGAACCAAACTCAAATAGGTGGTATACCTGCAATAGAACAAGTGCCTGCTTTAATGTGCATTACAGCACAAGGATTAAGGAATAATATTACGGTGACCTGATATGACAACAACAAATGGAAATAGAAAAATATTGGATTTGAAGAGATGGGAGTATGTTACTACTGCACCAGTAGCAACACAAGCAGGTGCATTTATTGCATCTTCTAGACAATATAAGCAACAACAATTATATGTAAGAAGTAACACAGAAGCATATTTATATAATCCAAGTGAAGAAGGATTTGTGCAAATAACAAGCCCGGCTCTTGCTGGAACTTTTGGTGGTGGTGCAGCAGGAGTTGCAGGTTCTTTTAGCACAGGAACAACTGTAGGTGCATTTACCTTAACTGCTACGGGTGGAACTACAACGACATTAGTGACTAACCAAACTTTAGCTAGAGATTTAAGAGGTTATTCAATTCAACTAGTAGGTGGACCCGGTGCAGGAGATACTAGAGTTATTGCTAGTAATACCATAGGATCTAACGCCACTGTTACTGTAACTAGTGCGTTTTCTTCATCTCCTACTGTATCTACAACTTACAGACTTATAACTCCAGTGTGGTATGTAGTTGGTGCTGGTACACTTGCATCGGGATCATTTAAAAAATATGACTATGCAACAAACACATGGACCACACTAACACAAACTGGTTTACCTGCAACAATAGGTACAGATGGAAAACTACTGACTACTCCGTCTTGGATAGATTCTAATTATTTGAATTTTGCTTCTGGAACAGCAACAGCAGGTGCTGCTACAACTCTAACAGATTCAACTAAAAACTGGACGGCGAGCCAATGGATTAACTATCAAGTTAGAATCATATCGGGAACTGGCGCGGGTCAAATTAGAACAATTACAGCCAATACAGCAACAGCTTTAACGGTTGCTACATGGGGAACAAACCCAAGCACAGATTCTGTATATGCTATTCAAGGTAATGATGATAATATTTATTACATGGGCAATGCTGGAACTGCGGTATACAAGTATTCGATAACATCAAACGGTTCTTGGACTACACTAACAGCAAGAGGATCTGCTCCGGGTGGTGGACTCAGTGCTCACTGGATTTACGGTGCAACAGATAGTGCTTGGACTTCTGAGAACGCAATAATAAACGGTAGAAGAATTTATTCCTTTAGAGGTGGTGCTGGAGCATTTTTAGATTATTACGATATTCCATCAAATGCGTGGACAGCAGCAGTAACCTATTCTCCGGGAGTAGAAACATTTACTACAGGAAGTAAATATAATTATATTGGAAATTATTTATACATAACAAAAGATGTTACAAACAGACTTTTCAGGTACAATCTAGTTACACAAGAAATGGATGGTTGGACATCTTTACTTTATACACAAGGTGCTGCTATAGTTGGAGATACTTTGTTTGATATAGAGTATACAGATGGTGCAACAGAAATTCAGTATGTTTACTTTTTATTAAATACTTCTACAGCATTATTAAGACAAATGGTGATCTAATATGAAGGTATCAGAAATAATTGATGTGTTAGAAAAACGAGTTATCTATCTAGAGAACTTAAAAAATGCTGCATATACAGAGGGTGATTTAGAAAGATATAACAAATATCAAATAGAGTTAGAAGAAACTCAAATCACTCTGGCAACCTTAAGACCACACATATAATATATGTCATTATTTTTACTACTTAGTAACCAAACACCTCCTGTACCATTACAAGGTAATACCTTTTTTTGGTTGAAGGAGAGCGGAACTTGGAGATTATGTAGTGTATATCTTAAAGAAGGTGGAGCATATGGTTATACAAAACCATATATAAAAATTAGTGGAACATGGTCATAGTTTAGTAAGTAAGAATTTTTCCTAAGAAAAAAGTCCTATAACCAAGAAAAAGGCTACTATAATAAATTTAAGTATTAAATATAAATAATGTACAAGAAAGAAGATAACTTATGTCTGCAAATTCAGTTACAAGAGATATGGTTAAATGGACGATAGCAGTAATAGCCTGTGTCGGATCTGTTGCAGGATATATTGAGTTTAGATCAGTTGAAAATGCTCATGCTGTTAAAGCTGATCTAGAAACCAAACTAAGCTGGATGAAAACTGAATTTAATAGTGATCTAAAAACTAAGTACGATCTTCAATCGGGAATAAAGCTAGAACAAGTACTAGAGAACCAAAAAGAACTACTTAAAATAGCATTAGAGAATCAAAAAGATATCCAAGAAACTGCTAAAGAAGTTCTTAAGCTAACTCAAAAATTAGAAGCTGATATTAATATCATGAAGGCTACTAAACAATAGTTCCTAGTTTAAGTACATTAATATATTTCCAGATAACCTTATTTCTAATAACTGAGATATCTCTCTCAGCATTATCTAAAGACCTTACCATCTCATCGGTAAGGTTTTTCTTTTTAGCTATATCTTGTAGAGCAATAGAAATTGTTTCTAGAGTTCTCTGTTCTTCCTCAGATAAGAAAGCAAAACTTTTTTCTTGTTCTTGTTTATTAATCATTAGTATTCTATTCTAGGTAATACTTCTATTACATGTCCTTGATTCTTATAGGTACTTTTTCTTTTTCTTGAATGAGTACTTAAATATTTTACCTCATCATAGAAGTCGTACACATAAACTTTTTCGGAAAAATCGTTAAGTCTAAGCGCACGCCCAAGTGCCTGTATTGTGGCGATCTCGGAGAACAATCCCCTAGCATTTATGAAGTGAGTGATTTCTGGAATGTTAACGCCTGTCTCCAGAATCTTAGTTCCAATCAATACTTTAAACTCGTTCTTAGTTTTAAAGTCTTTGATAATCTTGTTTCGTTCACGCAGATCGTCAGAGCCTTGTAAGTACTTCGCCTCTGGAATCTTTTGCATTAAGTTTTGACCATGTTCTAAACTGTTTACTAAAATCAATACTTTCGCTGCTGGAGTTTTTGCTTTAACAGTCTCTACAATAGATGTGATTGCTTGGTTTCTCATCTCGTTGTTCACAATATACTTATCGTAAACTCCACGGTAGTCCATATCAAGATGATCATCAGCAGAAGTATGCAACGGTAGTATTTGAACAAATGGTCTTGCCAGCATCCCTCGTTCGATTAAGGATGATGTGTCTACTTCGGTTATAACAGGCCCTAATCCACCCTGTAAAGTAAATTTTGGAATTGCTTCGGTAGGAGGAGTTGCAGTAAATCCAATACGGTACTTAGCTGTAGGGAAAGAACTGATGGCTTCAGATGTAAGTTTACCTTTAGAAAACTCATGGCATTCATCTACAATTAAAACATCTGGACGCTCGTGCGGAGTGCCAATTAAACGCTCTAGGCTGTAAACGGAACATAACATTATGTTACCGTATTCAAAACCTT